GCCATGGGCAAGAGCGGCGAGACGTTGCGCGCCGGCAGGAAGTTGAACGCCGCCGGCTTGGCGTCATCCTGGCCCGAGCTCTGATCGCCGTGGATCGCCTTGTCGAGCGCCGTCGCGTTCTTAAGGAAGTCGTCGCTCGCGCTCTTCGTAGTGAAGCCTGGAAAGTTGTTGTTGGCGTCCGGTGCGGCGGCGACCGCCGGCGCGCCAGGCGTCGCGCCAGGGATCGGCGGCGAATAACCGCCTCGAGCGATAATCGAGGGATCGATCGGGCCCGGCGCCTGGCCGCTTTTGAGGTAGGCGGCCGCGACCGCGTCGCCCTTCCACGGGCTCACGCCGCCGGATTTCATTTGGTCAAGCGCGAAACGGTCGGCGGCTTGCCATTGGCTCGGGTTGGTCGGGTCAATGCCGGCGGCGATCGCCTTCGCGCCCATGGCGCCGGGGTGCACGTTCAACTGAAAGTCGCCGAACGAAAACGGCTTGCCGCCCTCGACGTCGACCGTCGAAGCGGCGTTCGGGTTCGACGCGCTCCAAGCCTTCAAGCCTTCGGCGTTGGCGATCCCGAGCGCCAGGTTCGGGTCGAGGCCGATCGATTTGGCGTAATCCTGAATGTATTGCGCATGCGAGCCGGCGAGCGGCGACGAGTTGATCGTAAGGCCTGGATTGATCTTCGCCGGCGCGCTGGCGATATTCGAGCTATCGCCGCCGGCGTTGGCGCCATACGCTTTCCACACGTTCGAAAAGTCGCCGGTCGCCCGCGCGTCCTTGAGCGAGGCCAGCAATTGCGGGGTTTGCTCGAGCGGTTGCGGCGGCAATTGCCAATGGTTGAATTCGGCCTTGTTGCCGACGCCGTAAGGGTTGTGGAGGCCGTTGGCCTCTGCGATTTGCGCCCATGCGTTCGTGATCTTGCCGTTCGGGCCGTCGAGGCCGGAAATGTCCGACGCCAGGCCATAGCCGTGCGAGGAATTGCCGCCGGCGTCATAGGCCGAGCCGGTCGTGCTGTCGTCGCGGTAGCCCGACATGACGCCGAGCTTGAGCCCTTGCGCGTTCGCCTGGCGCAAGGCGGCCGCCAGCCTCGCGGCAAAATCGGGGTTCATATTCGAGACGTCGCCCGGCCGGTTCGGGTGCTCGCTTAGTCCCGAGAGGTAGGCGAGGACATCGTCAGCCATGTTACCCGCCTAAAGCTCCTCGGATTTGCGGCATGCGCGGCCGGCGAGCGGTCGGCCCTCGAGCGGCGCGCAGATTGCCGCCGAGCGCGCCGACGCCGCCGATCGGGACCGGGGCCGCTAGCGGACCGCTGCCGATCGCGCCAAGGTTCGGCGTCGCCAGGCTCACGCCGCGCGGCCGCGCCGGCATGAGGCCAGCGCCGGGCGTCATGCCGCCGCCAGGCGTTGCGCCGCTGCCAGGCGTGCCGAGCGCGCCCATGATCGCGGGGTGAACCATCATCTTGCCGCCGCCGCCAGGGATCGGCGCGGTCGAGCCAGGCCCGAACGTCTTGGCGACGTCCTCGGCCATCGGGCCGACCGCTTTCGGGTACGATTTTGGGTCGCCCTTGTAGCGGTAGGCGTAGATTGGAAGCTTGGTCGGCTTGTGCACGCCGATCTTGGTTATGTCGGTTTTCATGGTGCGATCGGAGACGCCGCCGAGCGCCCCCGCGAAGGCCCCATTCGCGCCGAACATGCCGCCAGAGCCGAACATGGAGCCGAGCATGCCGAGGCCGCCGAGCGCGCTCATCGCGATATCGGGCGAGCTCTGCGTCTGCGTCGTCGACTGCCCTTGTTGCGCCTGGCCGTAGGGCGTCATTCCGAGCGCCGACTGTAGAACGCCCAATTGCTGGCCGGGGTAAGCCCAAGCCTGTTGGAATTTCTGCATCTGCGCATTGATTTGGTTTTGCGCTTGCTGTTGCTCGAGCGAGCCGGCGGTCACTTGCTCGCCGAAATTCTTGACCTGGTTCGCCTGGGCGGCGTTGCCGAGCCCGGTCAAGCCGCTCGAGGCTTGGAGGTTGAGGCCGGCTTGGTTTTGCTGCGCCGATTGATTGGCGAGAGCGGCTTGCATGCGGGTCGCGATATCGCTTTGCGCCGCGCTCTGAGCCTGGCCGAAATTGGCCTGGTTCAACTGCGCCGCCATTTGCGCCATGCCCTGCGCGCCTTGGGCTTGCGTGACGCCTTGCTGGACGCCCATGCGCGAGCCGCCGAACGCGTTCGCCGCGTTCGCTTGGTTCTGATTTTGGTTCTCCGACAGCGCCAAATTCTGTTGCATGATCGGCAACGTCGAATTGATGACGCTTTGCGTGTACGGGTTCATGTACGGCTGCAGATTGGTCGAGCTCAATTGCCCGGCCGCCACGTTCTGCGGCGTCTGCCCCATGACGCCGAGGTAGCCCGCTTGAGCCGCGTTATATTGATCCTGGCCAGCGTTGCCGCCGGCGGCCGCCGTGTTCCAAGCTTGCTGCATTTGAGCGCCAGGGTTGGCGACCATTTGCCCCTGGTATTGCTGCAAGGGTTGCTGAGCGACGTTTTGCGCAAAGGCGTAGTTTTGCTGTGCGGCGTCGTTGATCCACGGCGGAAGCTGCGTGACGTTCTGCGATTGCGTGGTTTGGGTTGTGCCGCCGCCGCTCATTGGGAAACCTCTCTGACGTAGACCGCATTTTCCGATGCGATCCGCCATCCATGGGATTTCGCCAGGCGCGCCCACCCGTGCCGGCCTTGCGCGATGACCGCATCGCACTCCGCTTTGCGCGCGAAATCGAGCACTTGCCGGTGCAAGTCCTCGCCATCGTCCAAGTCGCCGACCAACAAAATCATAGTGAGAGTTCGCGCCTTCGGGTAGACGCTGATTTCAGTTACGGCGATTGTTTCACGTGAAACATGAGCTTGCATGCGGCCGTCGGCGATGCGCTCTAGGATGTCGGCGACCGAGTACAAATCGCCCGCGCGCTTGAGCGCCTTGGCGAGCTTCGCCCGATAGATAGCGCCCCTGTCGACCGCCTCATTCATGGCTTGCCGCATGTGCTATAATGAGTGCACTGGAGACGCCCATGCCAGGTCTCGTAGCCGGTCAACGTTTCAATCGTTGGACTGTCATAAGTTTTAGCCATCGATCCAAACAAAGCGCCGCCTATTACCTCTGCCGCTGCGAATGTGGACGAGAGAAGGCGGTCCATGCAGGACATTTGACAAAGGGCAGATCGAGAGATTGCGGATGTTCGCGGCTTGAGCGGCTTCGCGAACGGCAAAGCAGGCGTCTTGCAAAGCACGGCGAGGCGGACCGTACTCCAGAATATCAATCGTGGAGCGGCATGCGTGAGCGTTGTCGCAATCCTGCTCGTCGCTACCACGCTGGTCGTGGGATCGTGGTCGATCCACGATGGGATGATTACGCCGTCTTTCTTGCTGATATGGGCCGTAAACCGACGCCTCAGCATAGTATCGACCGCATCGATAATAACGGAAATTACACCCCGTCCAATTGCCGTTGGGCGACGAAGCGAGAGCAAGTCTTGAACCGAAGATCGCATTAGGGCTTGCCGCCCCCGAGCGGCACTTGCGTAAGCACGAAAGCCCCGCCCGTTCGAACTTGCAGCATCCAAATTTCCGGCGCCGTGCCGGCCGGCGGGTCGATCGCTTGCAACGTGATCCCGGTAAGCGCCTGCGAGCCAGAAAGCTTGTCGGCGAAGCCGTGCCGGCACCACAAGCTGAAGTTGCGCAAATAGTTGGTCAGCGTCGTCGAAACGTCCGGCATAGAGGGAAGGTCGGGCGGCGGCTGGATCGTGCGCGCCGTCGGCTGACTAGCCATTAGCGATCTCCTCTCACCACACTGTCGACCAAGTGGGCGCCGACCGTTACCGGGTTCACGAGCGGTCCGGCGAGCGCGATCCTCAAGCGGATGTCGCGGCCGGTCGTGCGCATGTCGACATAGCCGTTCGACGTGTTAACCGGGCGCGGCGTGGTTTGCTGCTCGACCACCGGGACCGGCCGGCCGCTCATCGGGTCAGGCATGACGCTGCGGCTGTTTTTGTAGAATAGCGAGTAGAGTAGGTTGGCGACGTCGCCCTCGACGTCAGGAATGATCTGCTTGATCGTAATGAGACGCGCGCCCGACGTGAGAGTGAGATCGAAGGTCTCGGCCCACGGCAGCGGGACATTCGAGGGATAAGTGTTGCTCGCCTCATGCTCGTAAGCGACGAGGCCGTCGGCCATGATGGTGTGCGCGGTGTAAGACGCTGTGATGCCGGCCGAGCGGCTCATCTGACCCTGCGACCACCAGCCCTCTTTGTAACTGTAGATCGCCACTCTCGTGTTGTAGGGCTGGCCGTCTTGCGGGAAGAACCACCAGGCCTCATTGAAATTGCCGACATGCACTAAGCAGGCCTGCTCACGCACGTTGAGGATGTCGATGTCGTCGTCGATCCATGGCCGGACCATGCACGCGATCGGCGCGATGGACGTGCCGTCGAAACTGAACATGCCTTGCTGTGACATCCACAAAGTCATCGACGACGTCGCGATCATGCTTTGCGGCGACCAAGGCGTGCAGTTGTTCGCCAGTTCGACGTAATTGTAGATGTACGGGATGCCGAGAAACTGACTGACGTAGGCCTTCTTGCCGGTCCAAAACAATGTTCCGGTGCGGGTCGCGATCGCCGTGATGATCGGCGATGCGGGCTCGATATCGAGAAAGCCGGCCTGGCTGGTGACGTTGGAATAGTCCCAGGCGCCGGGGTTCTCCTGATCGCACCAGGCGAAGCGCCGAGGGCCGCCGCCGTCGACCGTGCCGTCATTGGTCGAGCCGAAGATGATGATGAAACGCTCTTGCGTCACCACGAAGCACCGGCCGAGCGGGACAGGCCCGCGCGTGCCGGCAGCAGGCTGCGCCACCGCTTCGCCGCCGACCGCCGGGTCCCACATGAGCAAGCGCCCGTCGGGCGACGTCATCGCGTAGAGAATGGAGCCGAAATTATCGAGGCTGAAAGCATCGGGAACCCTGTCCAATAAGACAGCGTCGCTCTCCGGGCGCGGCGTGCCGTATGTCGAGGCGCTATAGAGCCCCTCGCCATAGCCGCCAGCGCCGATGAATGGCGGGGTGATGGGCTGAGTGGTCGCGCCCGAATAGAGGCCATCGCTGTAGTCGCCGTCGCTATAGTTGACATCGGTGACGCCGGTTCCCGGCGAGATGTCGATCAGCGTTCCGCCTTCGTCGACATAGAGGTTGGCCTCGCACAGGTAGGCGATGCGATAAATCTGGTCCAGGCCATACCATCCGTGGATGCGCTTGACCCGGCTAGCGAAGGGAATGGCGTAATCGTACTGCGCCTGGCCACCGACCGGCGTAAGTTGGCCTTCGACCCATCGGCACAGGTTCACTTCCGCCCAATTGGACGAGTTCATATTTTTTGTTGGTTTCGCTACAACTCCAGGCGGAATTTCAAGCGGCTGAAATTTCGTGCTCATCGCGCTGCAAGCTTCGCCTCAAGTTGCTCGACCTTATCGGCCAGTTGTTGCACGGACCGCCACAGTGTCGCGATCAGCGGCGTCTGATCGAGCCCGAGCAAGCCTCCCGATCCCTTGGAGACAGCTTCCGGCAACGCCGCCTGAACGTCCTGGGCGACGAAGCCAAGCTCGCGCCGCTCCGGCGACAGAATGCGGTTGAACCGCTTGGGCAGGATGCGCTTGATGATCGCCAGGGGATCATCATCGAAGATCGCGAAATTTTCCTTGAGCGCCGCGTCGGACCCCTGCGTAAGCGATCCATGGATCGTCATGTTGCCGCTGCCGTCGACCTGAAAGACGGACACACCCAGCGCGCCGCTCGTGTAATAGAGCATCCCGTCGCCGGTCCTCCAGGCGAGCTCCCACCCAGGCGAAAACTGAATGACGTTTTGAGCGCCTTGGGCGGCGATGACGTAGTTCGTACTGACATTGACCTGACCGTTGGCAGTGAAGCTTGCCGCGCTAACCCCTGCGCTGAACGAGCCATTCACGCCCGTCAGTTGCCCGCTCGCCACATTAAGGCCGTTGGAGACAGTCAGACCGCTGTTGACATGCGCGTCCCCAAACGTCGCCGCGCCGCTCGCCACATTGAGGCCGTTGGAGACAGTCAGGCCGCCGCTGACCGTTCCGGCGCCCGTCACATTGATGGTCCCGCTGAAGGTTGCGGAAGCAAACGTCGCCGTGCCGGTCGCGGTCAAAGTATTGAATGTCGTCGTTCCGTTGTGTGTCGCCGTTCCGTTAAAGACGGCCGGGCCGCCAAACGTCGCCTGGCCGGTGAAGGCGGTGGCGTTGCCGAACGTGACGGCGCCGTTCGCGCGGTTGATCGCCATCGGCGTCGACAGCAGCGCGCCGGTGTCGTTATAGGCGGTCAGCGACAGGTTGGAGCCCGCAGAGCCGCCGACTTCGGCGCTCGCGTCCTCGGCCAGCACCCACCGCCTTTGCTGGCCTGGAGGGACGGTGCTGTTGATGAACGTCAGCGATCCCAATACCCCGGTGCCGGGATTATTGCTCAGATTGAGATTGTTGGCGTTGAGCGCGCCCGCGCTGGTGAACAGTTGGGCGTCGATCATGTCGAGGTCGGAGTTGAGCTTCGCTCCCCACGTCGTCGCGCTCGCCCCGACTTCCGGCTTGACGAAGTTGTAATTCGCGGTGGTCGTGTCGGCCATTTTCAAATCCCTTTCAGGGCAGGGTTACGCCGTTGTCGATCTGCTGGATCGACGGAAGCGCGGCGGTCCAGAACGTCGTCCAGGCCGTCGCCAGTTGCCCGATGGCGTAGGCGTAGTCGCTGCCCTTCTGGCCGGGCTCTGACCCCGCCACGACGCCGAAATTGGTGCCGTCGCCTTCGTACTCCGTGCCGGGCGTTCCCTCATAGCCGCTGGCCGCTGTGGCGACCGCCTCCTGCAGCCGCAGGATCGCCTCATTGGCGTCGTGCAGGCCCGCGATGGTGCGGTTGGTCAGCGCGCCGAACGGCGGCGTGTTGGAGATGATGGTAGCCGTCATGATTGGGCCTCCAGGAGATTTATGAGCGCAGCGAGCGCGTCGTCGGTGCGGCCCTGCGCCGCAAGCGATTTGGCGTTGGAGAGTTCGAGTGATTGCGCGCTGGCGGCGATGGCGGCGGACGGCGACGCTGGCGGCGGCGTGTAAGCTGTCGGCTCATTGCCATCGTCGAGCCACGCGAGATAGGCTTGGTAGTCGATGTTGTCGGGGTCGAACGGAATGAATGCTTGATCCTCGTCACGCTGGATCATGTTGTCGCTGACTTGCCCCTGCATAGCGTCGAAAACTTGCGTGTAGGTCATGGTCAAAGCTCCGCGTTTAGCGTAACATACATAGCCGTAGATGTATTGTTCCAGACTGTATTACCTGTTGCGGTGCCGATAAGTTGCACAACCAACGTCTGGAGACCACCGACTAAATTAACAGTACCAACGTTACTACCAGCAAACGGCGCAGAGATCGCCGCTGTTGGTGTAGCCCGCATAGAAACTGGCAAACCAATTGCTACAGCCAGAGCAGTTCCAGCGAGAGTATAACCCTGTATAAGCAAATCAGAAGCAATTGCGCCGCCAAGCTTCTGATAATATCTCTGGCAATCGGCCATGCTCTTGGCGAGCGACTGCCGGTTGTAGGGCGTTGCGACGCTGCCGATCTCCAGCTTGACGCCGGTCAGGTAGAAAGTCGCGCCCGCAATCGAGGCGATATTTACAGCGCCGGTTGCGCCGTTATAACTCGCTGATGCCCATGCGTTAGCTGGACCTCGGGAATTTGTCCCGCTGCCTAAATCAAACACGACGACAAGCGCCCCAGCATTGCCTGACATGACCCATGTCCCAGCCGTGTCGCCTGGAATGGTGATGACTACTTTCTGCCAGTTAGAATTAGGAACAGAAAAAGTGAACGGATATGAACGCGCGCCCCCATAGCTCCTTATCGCACCAGTAAACGTCCCTGTTTGGTTGGAAGCAAGCCAAAATGACAATGTAACAGGTTGCGCATTTACTGTTCCCCATTGAAAATCCGAAACCATATCGGCTTCAATTGATTGGCTAAACGAAAACGCGTCAGTCGCTAAAAGCGTATAGGCTGACGACGTTGCAAAAGACAACGAAGCGCCAAACCCGACCGCCGCCACATTACGCTGCCACGTTCCCCTCCCTGTCTGTGTACCCACATAATACCATCGATCAACCGTATAGGCGTTGTTCGCCGTCCCGCTCGCGCCAGCATTGCGCTGGTCTATGCGGAAGTCCCCATTCAGAATGCGGTTGTCGCCCATCGCCGTGGTCGGATGGACGTGATCGGCGCGGGCGTAAGTTGTGCTCGTCCCGACCGCCGCAACGCCGCTCGCTAGGGGGAGGGTCGAGGAGGCGATGGGAACGCTCGTCGCCAGCGCGTAAGGCGCGAGCGTCGCCGTCCAATCGGTGATGTCGGTGTGGGTGAGATGCGCCCAACCGAGGCTCTTGCGCGCGTAAGCCGTGCCGTCGTTGGGCGCGTCGGAAATGCCGCCCCCGCCGCTCGGCGTCGTCCATGACAAAATGCCCGAACCATTTGTCGTGAGAACCTGACCGTTCGAGCCGCCGTAAATCGCCAGATTGCCTGGGCCAGCGAGGGCGAGCAGTCCGTTGACCGCGAGGCCGCCCTGTATGGTGACGCCGCTGCCATTGAACACAGTCGAGCCGTCTGCCCGCGCGATGGTCAACCAATTGCCGAGGAACGCCCCAGCGACGCCGTAGGCTGACAGACTGAAATTCGCCCCGGCGTTGCCCGCCCCTTCAGCCGTCCCGTCGCCCAACATCAGTTGCCAGCGAGTAATGTTGGCGGCCTGACCCAAGATGGCGCGCTGACTGCCGCCGGTCACTGGCGCGTTCAGCACGAAGCTATTCGAGCCTTGAACAGTGAGGACTTGGTTGACTGTCAGGCTTCCGGTGACGGTGCCGCCGGCGATCGGCAAATAGGGCCCGCCGGTGACCGGCGTGACCCATGACAAATTGCCGGCGCCATCGGTCGCCGGCACCTGACCGAGCGAGCCGCCGCCGATCTGCAACTGGGCGATTGTCGGCACCGAGCAGACCGCCGAGCCCGCGAACAAGAGCGCGCCGCCCGTCACCGCGCCGCCCGCGCTTAGATTGGTCTGTCCGGTGAAAGTCCCGCCGCTGGCCGGAACGACCAAGTTCCAAGCCCCTAACGCGCGCCCATAAGTCTGGTTGTCGGGCGCGTCAGGAATGCCGCTTGCGTTCTCGTCGACATATTGCTTGGTCGCCGCCTCGAGCGGCTCGACCGGGTCGGCGGCGAGCATGACGGGATCGTTGAAGCTAACGACGCCGGTCGCCCGTACAATGGTCATAGGGCTGTCAGCGAGCGCGCCCGTGTTGTCGAAGCGATCGATGCGAAAGTCGGCCGCCGGCGTGCCGTCGTTGAGTACGAGCGACCACAGCGACTTGCCGTTTTGAACCGACGTGATTGCGCCGGGCGATCCGGTGATGGTGACGCTGTCGGCGATCGACGGCCCGCTAGGCGGGGCGCAGCCGCACCCTGACGCCCACTCGTCGGCCGGCGTCAACGGGCCGCCGGGCGTCCAATCGCTCGGAATGTTGTCGCCGTTGCTGTCGGTCCAACTATCGGTCACCCGAAGCTCCGTACCCGAGAGCGGTTGACCCGCGATCCGCTGGCTTTCGAGCGCAGATAGAGCGCGTTGAGCTTTTGGATTTCATCTTCGGTCAATTGCTTCATGTTGCCGGCCGATTGCTCTTCGCCGACGGCGTGCAAATTCGCGTGCATGAGCGCGGCATGCAGATAGAGGCTCGGGAATTTGGTGTAGAGCCAGCTATCCTGAGTGTCGGAAAAAACCGGCACTTCGCCGAAATAGGCGATCCGGTATTCAATGCCCTCGGTTTCGTCGGGACAACCGCCGAAATAAATCGTGCGGCCCTCGATCGTGTAGTACGGCGTCGCCCACTTGTCGGGGAGGTTGAAAAACTCGTCGCGCGCCAAATAGTGGATGGGCAGGAAGCCGTCGGCGCCGTTGGTGTTGGCGACTTTGACGAAGTCCATCGCCAGCCAATTGTCGGGCACCGTCGAGCACCGTTGCGTGACGATGTTGTCGGCAAAGCAAATCATCCGGTCGACGCGGAGCTCGGCGTTGAACTTTTGTTCCGCCATTGTTATAAACGACGCCACGAGGGCGTCGGACCAATCTTGGCGATTTGCCCACTCTGCAATTGTAGATTTAAGGGTCGAGTAATCAGACATGCCAGCCTTCCTCGATATAACCGGCCAGCGGTTTGGCCTTCTTACGGCCGTGAGCTTTTCGCATCGAGACAAGCATCGGCAAGCGCGCTGGCTCTGTCAGTGCGACTGCGGAAATGAAACCACTGCAAATCTCACCAATCTGAGGGGAGGAAGCGTGACAAATTGCGGCTACCACCGAAAGGGGGTCGCTAAAACGCACGGGCATGTCACCACCGGAAAAAGGACGCGAACCTACGCATGCTGGGGAGCCATGAAAGATCGTTGCTACAGGCCGAAAAACCCTCGGTTTAAACGCTATGGCGAACGGGGAATTGCGGTTTGTGAGCGATGGCGAAATAGCTTTGAAGCTTTTCTTGACGACATGGGCGAGGCCCCGCCTGGACTGACCCTTGATCGAATTGACAACGATGGAAACTACGAGCCCGGCAATTGCCGCTGGGCCACGCGAAAAGAGCAGGCAAATAACCGCCCTTCCCGCGATCCAAGGCTCGTAGCCGAATGGTGCAAAAAAGCGCGAGAAGTTCGATGGGCAAAGCATCGCGCTAAATCCGCCCCAACAGCAGCAGAACGACAAGGATGACGAGCACCAGGCCGACGCCGCCGACGCCATAATGGCCGTAGCCGTAGCCGTAGCCCCAAGGGCCGACGAAGCCGCCGCCGAGCGCCAGGATAAGGACGACAATGAGGATGATGCCGATCGGGCTCATGGCGGGTCCTTTCTGCGGCCGCCGCCGAGCCAAAAGGCGACGACAGCGCCAAATGCGGCGACCAGGCCGCCGATCGCGCCCGACGTGATTTCGTCGGTCGGGATGGTGAAAAAGGCGCAATACGTGACGAGGCCCAAAAACGAGAGAATGACGAGAAGCGACACGGTGAGCGTGCCGCCGGTGTGATCGAACCGACCCGAAACGATGAGTAGAATGGCGGTCAGAACAACCGCGATGACGAGGCCGATCGAGGCCGGATAGTCGAGGAGCTTCGGCGTCGGCGGCGGGACGACGAGGTCGTTCGCGGCCATGTCATTTAACGATGAGTTTGAGGAGGGCCGCCGGCGGAAAGACGGTCGCGGCGGCGCCGATAATCATGTCCTTGATGTCGGCGGCGTCGTAGCCCTCTTCCTTCACTTGGGCGTGCAAGTCGACGACGACTTTGGTGGTCGCCTCGAGGAGCTTCTCGGGATCGGCGAGGCCGCCGGTTTGCACGAGCTTGCCGGCCTCGGTCAGCGCGGCGCGGCGAATGGCCTCTTCGTTGCTGTCGCTCCTTTCGATGCCGATTTTCTCGCGCAGCCAATTCATCGCGTAGACGCAAAGCGCGGTGATCGCCGCGCTGGCGACCGTGACGAGTACGCTTTGCAATTCGGCGAGCAAGCTTTCCATCACGCGGCCTCTGGCTCTGGCATAGCGGGGCCCTTCGGCAAGCCAGGGAGGTCGCTTTCCGCTACCGGCGCGGGTGTCGCGACTTGTCGAAGCGCCGCCTTGAATTTCCAGTAGTAGCCGGCGATCGTGCTGGCCTTGTCGGTCCCGTTGACGATGCGCCGCGCGTTGACCGGGTCCTCGACCGTCGAGTTGAAATATTTGGGCAAGCCGACGCCGGTGAACCAACCGTAGACCATGCCGTCATAGAGAACGAGCGCCGAGCACTCGCCCTCGAGCATGAGCGAGGGCTTGGCGTGCAAGTCGGCGTCGACGCCGTAGCGTTCCTTGAGGAATTTCTTGCCGTTTTTGTAGTTATCTTCCCAAGTGAGTTGGACGTGGCCGCGCCCGTAGTAGCACTCGCCATAGGGGCCGGTCGGCTGGCCATATTTGTACGCCTTGCCCTTCCCGTATTCCTCGATCGGCGCCATCGTTTCGGCCGTCTCGTGGATGACGGTGGCCAGGCAATAGGCAAGCCATCGCGTGCCGTCGCGCGGGTTGTCCGCTTCGAAAAAGCGCTCCCAAATGTGGAGCAAGTAATTCTGGTGGTCGACTTGGCTCTGCGTCAGGTTGCCCCGAAACAAGTCGGCCCGCACCTTGTCGAAATAGAACTTGCGATCGTAAGGCATTAGACGTTCGCCCCCGGTTTCCAGATGCGAAGGGCGCGGCCGTTCGGGAGGTCGTCAGGCCCGGCGCCGTTCCAGAATTTCCGCCAATCGCCTTCGTCCCATTGCTGGTGAACGGCGCGCTCGTAGACTTCGACCGGGACGCGGCCGAGCACGACGTTGTCGCCATTGTTGCGCATGAGCTCGCGATCGCGCGCGATCCCGTCGAGGATCGGCTCAATGTCCTGGCTGGTTTTGACGATGAAACGATCCGGCCGCTCGTCGTCGGCGATCAGGGTCCGCCGCACGCCGTTTGCGGTCGCGTAGACAAAAGCGCGCTGCATGATATGATCCCTTCGGTTCTCCTTTGAGCGGGAAGAGCGAAGGGTGGGGCGGCCTCGAGGGCCGCCCTTTTTTATGGTAGAAAGCGAGACGGCCCGCCGCTGAAACGACGAGCCGCCTCTTGACACGACCGGCTTACCGAGAGGCCGTCATGCCCGCTTTCAAAGATATCACTAACCAACGCTTTGGACGCTTGGTCGCTGCCCAGCTTTCCAGAATGAAAGCTGGCCGAGCGCATTGGCTGTGCCGATGCGACTGCGGAGCCGAGCGCACCGTGGGGGTTGCTTGGCTTCGAAGCGGAAACACGACCAGTTGCGGCTCTTGCTCCAAATTGGGGAACAGCCGCGCCACGAAGCACGGTTATTCCCCAAAAGGGCCGAGAACGTTCACCTACAATACTTGGCAATCGATGAAGAAACGCTGCTCGGACCCCCATCACCCAGGATTTAAATACTGGGGAGGCAGAGGCGTCCTCGTTTGTGATCGCTGGGCAGACAGTTTTGAAGCGTTTCTCGAAGATATGGGCGAGCGCCCCTCTGTTGAAGAGACGCTCGACCGTTGGCCAAACCCCGCTGGCAATTACGAGCCCGGCAACTGCCGATGGGCGACGAAACTCCAACAGAGACACAATAGGAGGCCTTGACACCAGGGACCTATTTCATTATTCCGTTAAAGAGAACATGCGCCATGCTATTGCGCATTTCCAAACCCCACTCGACGACGATCATGCGGGTTTCGGCGTCGCCGGTGCGCGCCATGAGGTATTGGCGGAAGGCGCGGAAAAACGCGACCGCCGCATAGTCGGGATCGATTAGCAAGCCGACGTCGGTCGGAACCCACCGTGACGGCGCGACTTTGATGCGGCCGAAATCCGTCGCGATCACGTCGATCGTGCTCACCACTTCCGTCTTGCCGACCAGGACTTGCGTTGTGCTTCGGCCGACGAAGGTTGAAATCGTCCGCTTCGGGCCTGGCGGCACGATCCATAATGTCGGGCTCGCGCCGTTGGTGTAGGCCTGCTGCATCGCATCGCCGAGCATGGCTTCGCTGATTTCAACCGGCGTGCCAGGCACGGGGAACGGGTCGGTGGCCAAATTCGGCAAGGTGCCGGCAGGACCGCCGATGCTGCCGGGAGTGCCGGGCGCGACTGCCGCGCCGGCCGCGCCGGTCTTATCCCTGGCTCTGGCGAGCCAATGACTAAACGCTTCCGTAGTTCTCGCTGTTGGCCCCGTGTCATTGCCATCGTTACGCGCCTGGCGCCCGCACAGAATGACCTCCATGTCGCTCTTGAGCACCTTCGAGGCGAGCGCCATCTGGTGCGCCATTTCCGAGCCTTTGCCGGCCGCGTCGCTCTCCTCCTGAGTGCCCGAGACGGTCGCATCCCTTTCGGAAATTTGCG